CATTTCTGGTATGAAAATGAATAATTTTTGTTTAGATTAAGTTAAGTGTCTCTAGAATTTTTATTGCTGTTAGTCCAGATGTAAAAACGAAAGAACCAGAAACAATAATTAGAAATACTTAACTATAATTTATTATAGCAGTTAATAGTATACAAACAAGACAGAAAGTACAAATAAATTATTTTTTAATATTGCGAGTTCAAATTTTTTACTTAGTGTTATTTGTTTTAACTTCTATGGACTTCTTTTTACTTCTATGTTCTGTATAGGCTTTCTATAGACCTGAGAGGTTTTATTTTCACCTCCATGAACTTTTATACCTTTTTATGAACTCGCAGGGGGTACAAGTTCAAAAATTTTTTATTTTTTAGGCAAGGCGGAGAACTTAAATATATTCTGACTAATTTTTTGGTTCTACTTTTATAGAAAGTTCAGGAGCTTGAATGTTAACTGTTTCTATGGATTCGCCTATAACTTTTCCTAGGCTATCGAGAATTTGAGCTGCGGTTTGAAGCTGACCTTTTTTAACAGCTTTATTGAATAGACGGATACGCATTGCTTGGAGACGTGGGAGAAGAGCTTCTCTATCTTTTTCCCAATCTTCGTTATTCCAAACTTTAACTCTATCCCAATCTAACCAGGCGGTAGTTTCGGAGATATTTTCTATAGAAGCGTGTTCTATAACTAATTGGCGAGTAGTTTTACCTTCTAATTGTCTAGCGTAAAGACGTTGAGAGCGTTTTAGAACATCTGAGATTGTGGAGCGAGTTCTTTTTTTAGGAGGATTAGCGAGAGGATTATTAATAATGTTTTCTGGAAAAGTAGAGGAAGCCACAGACTTGATCTTAGTAGTATTTAGTTGAATGATAACTTAAAAGAAGTGAAATAGGCTATAAAGGAGGGGTATGAGTTGTATTTTTTGTTAATTTTATGGCTGTCAGTGAAAAAAAGAAGAGTGAGATAAGTTTGCGATATGCACAAGGAGAGGTTTTTAATTCAGATAAAAGATTTAGGGTGCTTGTTGCGGGTAGAAGATTTGGAAAAAGCTATCTTTCTTGTATAGAACTATTAAGAGGAGCTATAAATCGTCCTGGGGAGGTTTATTTCTATTGTGCACCAACTTATCGGATGGCAAAGGATATTGCATGGAAGGAATTGAAGAGATTGACACCTAAAGTATGGATTCAAAGTAAGAATGAAACTGATTTAAGGCTGGAGTTAATTAATGGATCGACTATTGAGTTGAAGGGTACAGAAAATGCTATGGCATTAAGAGGTAGAAGTTTGGCTGGTGTTGTATTGGATGAGGCAGCATTTATGGATCGTGACGTTTGGGCTGAAGTTATTAGACCTGCATTAGCAGACAAACAAGGATGGGCACTGTTTATTAGTACACCAGATGGTACTGCCAGTTGGTTTTATGATATGTGGTGTTATTGCGGAGAGGAAGAGTGGGATGATTGGCAAAGATGGAGTTTTACTACAATAGAGGGGGGTAATGTTGTAAAAGAAGAAGTTGAAGCAGCTAGAAGTCAATTAGATGCGAGAACATTTAGACAGGAATTTGAGGCAAGTTTTGAAAATCTTACTGGATTGGTGGCTGTTAGTTTTGCTGATGACAATATTGATAAGGAAGTACAGGATTTACACATGCTTCCCTTGTTAATTGGGCTGGATTTTAACGTTGACCCTATGGCCGGAATCTGTGCTGTGAAACATAATGATACTTTGTATGTTTTTGATGAAATTATGCTTACAGGAGGTGCTACGACTTGGGATTTTGCAGAGGAGGTTACTAGAAGATATGGAGTAGATCGTAGAATTATTGCCTGTCCAGACCCCACTGGAAGTGCAAGAAAGACCAGTGGAGTGGGTGTGACGGATCATACGATACTTAGAAGGTCTGGTTTTACTGTTATGAGTCCTAGAAGCCCGTGGAAGATCAGAGATAAGATCACTGCTGTTAATACTGCCCTGTTTGATGCTAATGGTGATAGGAGGACGCTTATACATCCTCGTTGTAAAGAATTAATAAAAGCACTTAGAACTTTAACTTATGCACCTAATACTGGATTACCTAATAAGAATTTAGGTGTGGATCATGCTTTTGATGCTTTTGGTTATCTTTGTCTACAGCAGTTTAATTTGGCGAAACCTGAGACATTAGGGCAGACTGCGTTTAGAATATATTAAGAGACTTTTTGCTTATGCCTTACCATTACGGAATGTCAACAACAAAAAAGAAAAAGAAGAAAAAAAAGAAGGGAGGTAAGAAGAGAAGTGAATGTACCTGTTAATAAGGCACTTTACGCTAGAGTAAAAGCTGAAGCCAAACGTAAGTTTGACGTTTATCCTTCTGCCTACGCTAATGCTTGGTTAGTCCGAGAATATAAAAAGCGTGGTGGAACTTATAGAGTGGAGAGAAAAAAAAGTGCCACAAAGAAGAAAAAGTAAGCCTAATCCAAGAGCCAAAGGTGGTTTGACACGTTGGTTTGAGGAGAACTGGGTTGATGTAAAAACTGGTAAGCCTTGTGGTCGCTCTAAAGGTGAAAAACGTGGTTATCCTGCCTGTCGGCCTAGTAAACGTGTATCAAGTAAGACACCTAAGACTGTAGGAGAGATGACGAAAAGTGAGAAAGAGAGGTTTAAACGTGAAAAAACTGGTAAAAAGAAGATAACCTATCAATATAGACGTAGAAAAACTAAAAAAAGGAGTTGAACATGGCTAAATCTGCTGCTATGAGTAGGTGTATGGGTTATGTATCTACTGTTCGTAAGAACAAAAAGAAAAAATCCACTAAAAAAACAACAAAAAGGAAGAAAAAATGATTGAAATCACAGATGAGATGCTTGATGCTATTGAAGCAGTAAAAGGCAAACGTAATCCTGCTCTTTGGGATAACAGATGTCAACAATATATGCTAAATAGCAAGAAAGATACTGTAAAAAAGTCAACAACAAGTTAAACTAATCTTAAATACTCTTTTTTCTTATAATTATGGCATTTTTTCGTGGAGAGGAAGGTTCTGTT